CATTAATATAACTATATAAATAAAAATATTAATTTATTTATATAGAATGAAATTAACTAAAGGTAAAATATCTAAATTATATAAAATAAAAAAACAAAGTCTAAAAAGAAAAAATAAAAAAAATAAAAAATTAAAACATCGTACATTTAGAAAACATAAAAAATTAAATTTAGCTAGAAAAACATTAAAAAAATATAAAGGAGGAGCAGATGAACCTGTAGAAATTCAAATTATTGATAAACCATTTAATAGTAGAAGTGGCACTATTACAAGTACAAATTATATTGTAAATCCAGAAGGGAAATTAAGTTTAGCTCCTACTACTCCTACTACTCCTCCTACTCCTCCTACTCCTCCTACTCCTCCTACTACTAAACCTAAAGGTTTTTCATTATTTGGATCCAGATCTACTACAAATACTAGTTCAAATAATACAAATACATCAAAACAACTTAATGTAGAACAACCTAAACCATTAAGTGCAAAAGAAACTACTACAATGGTAGTTGATCAATTATATAAAGAAGTCCATGATGATGATCAACAAAATTCTTCTGAAGCATTAAAAGGATTTGTAAATACAATGGCTAAACCTACACCTACTTTAGAAAACGGAGAGGCAAATCAACAAAATGTTCCATTATTAACAAATAGCTAAATAAAAGGTAAATATTTAATTGTAGCATTATCATATAAAGTAATTTTATATTTTTCATTTACACCTTCTATAAATACAATATCATTTGTAAATAATTGGTCGCAACCATATTCGTTTGTACAACTTCTACCATTTTTTATTAAAGGCAGTTTCACATTATTATGTTGATTACTAGTTGTATAATATTGCCATTTATTTCTGTTAGTGAATAATGGTCTTCCCATTAATGGTAAAATATTATCTTTTGTAGTACCACTTGTAGGTGTTAAAATACCTAATTGTCGGTAATTTGTATCAACCGCACCAGGATTAGTTGATACATTAATAGGAACTACACCAGGCATACGAAAATAAGTTTCATCTCTTAAAGGAGGTGTATAAGGGTTAAGCAAAGGGTCTTGATTAAAATTTGGCCATGATTGTGGGAATCCTCTTTCACGAATAATAACTTTTTCTTCAATATTTATATTGTTATTATTATTTTTCATAAAGAAAAAAACAAAATAACCAATAAGAAGAATACATATAATAATAAAAGTCATTGAAACATTTTCAATACATATTACACCTGGTGGACATTTTTTCATATTATATATACTATAATATAAAATCATTATTTATAATAAAAGACAAAAGCTATTGTTCTAAAGTTTTATTTTTTTAAACCTTCCAACATGCTTTCTACTTTATTCATTATGTTATCTTTATTTTCTTTTGGCATATTTTTCATCATTTCAGATACTTGTTCCATCATAGGTGACATTTTTTCCATAAGAGGACCCATATCTTTTAATGAACCTGCTAATTGAGCTTGTTGTTGCATTAATCTCTCTGTATCTGCAGTCAAATTTTTAATTCCATCTTTACCTAAAATACTATTCAATTGATCATAAGCATCTTCTATAGTTGTAGCATAATCTATTTTATAACCTCTATTTTTTGCACGTCCAACTTCGAAAGATTCATCTTTTTTATCTTCATTGCTGGGAGCTATAACAGATTCTCCTGTAGCATCTTTTACTGCAGCATCTATTCCTTTTTTTATTCCCGAATCATCTTTCTTATCATCTTTCTTATCATCTTTCTTATCATCTTTCTTATCATCTTTATTTTCCAAACCTTCAATTAATGAGTCACCACTATAAGCTAACATATTAACTAAAATAAGAGGAATACCTAATACAACAATCATATTTTTACTAAAGTATCTGGCAAGGAAAGCAAAAATAATAAAACATAAAACTATTTTATAATGACCAAGTACCATGTAACCAATAATATTAAATAAAGCTAGAAATGATACAATATGTAATACTAATTTACTTGTAAGAAATTTAGATAGTGCTGTATTTAATTTCATTTTATATATAATAAGTGTAAAAAAAATTGAATAAATTAATAAAATATTATACTAAATTATAAAATACAATATTATGAGTTCTAATAATTTTGAATACAATAGTGACTCTGAAGATGATTATGAACATATAACTAATATTATTTATCATCCAGAAGAAATAAGTAAAACAAAATATAATATAGGTATATGTGAATTATACAATAAAAGAATACATGGACATGCGCCAAATGAAATTCTAAGTAATTATTTATTAATAAATAGATATAAATATTTAAATATGGGATATATTCTAGATGATTGTGATTTTATGAATAACGAATATAAATGTTTACATACATATAGTCATTATATATTTCCTAATTATAGAAATATTGTGACAATGCAAAGTTATATAAAACCAGAAATAATAGAATGTAAATTAATTTATACAGGTTATTATATTGCAATTATTAAAACATTTTGGATAAAAATGATACAACGTTTTTGGAAAAATATTTTTAGAAACAGATTAAATGCTTATAAAAATAGAAAAAATATATATGCAATACAATATAATGAAAGAAATGGAAAATGGCCAAATAATTGTTATTCTACTGGTGAGTTAAGAGGAATGCTTTCTAAATTAAAAAGATGAAGTAGTTCTTTTTGTTCTTTTAGAACTTCCTCTAGAAGTAGTAATACTTCTTCTCTTACTATTTTGGTTGTAATAATATCCTCCTTTTTGTTTTCTAATTGTTTTTCTTTTTTGTTTTCTAGTTTTTCTAGTTTTTCTTCCACCTCTATAAGTATCTTGTTGTAAATAGGTCTGTATTTCTTGAGAACTAGGTGCACTCATAATATAATCTAACGCAGCTTTAAATTTGTTATTAGGATTATTTCTTTTTAACTGATTATTTTTTCTTTGTAAAAAACCTATTATTTCTCTAATAGGTTGTTGTTGACCATTGAAGATAATTACTTCATTTACGTCTACCATTGGTCCCCTTCTTTGTATTTGTGGTTCTGGTCCCATTTGTGCATCAAAATATTCTTCTTCTGATTCATTTTGAATACCTTCTTGTATTCCAAGTAATCTATTTATTTCTTTTAATTGTTGATTAATTTTTGTAACCATATTATTGATATCTCCATGATGTTGTTGATCTGAAAGGGCATTTAAATTTTCTATAGCTTGACTCATTTGTTCTCTTGCTATTGCCAAAGTAGAATTTAATTTTGCATTTTCTTCTCTAAGTTGCGCGGAATTTAATTCTAATGTTTTAGATTCTTCGGATATTTTTTCTACTTCTACTTTTGATTCAGATAATTCTTGTTTTAATTTTTCTCTCTCTTGATTTAATATTTGTAATTCTTCTTTAGATCTTAAAGCAGCAGCTTTATTATCTTCATTTAATGCTGAAATTTCTTCTTTAGTTCGTTGAATTTCTTGTTGTAATTGTTGTCTCTCTCTTTCGGAAGCACCTTGTAACTCTGATTTTTCTCTCTCAAGACGCTCATTCAACATTTTTAATTCTTCTGCATTATTACGTTGTTGTCTAGCTAAATCTTCTTGTAATCGGAGTCTTTCTGCTTCATTATTTGCTAATTCCCTTGCTGTTTCAAGACGTCTATTTTCAGCTTCTATAGATTGTTGTTCAAGTATCTTTTTCTCTTCTTCATTGGATGCAATAATTCCTTCATTTGTTTGTATTTGGTTTTGTAGTGCTTGTAATTTTTGTGTCAATTCACGGATTTTTGCATCTATTTGTTCTATTTGTTTACTTATGGATCCCAAAGATATTTGTAAATCTTGATGAAATTTTTTATTATTTTCAATTACTGATATTGCATTTTGATTTGCCATTTGAAGATGTGAAATAATGTCATCCATATAATTATATATATTATGTCAATATTATATTCAGTAAACTAAATATTTTTTATTTTTTATTTTTTATTTTTTATTTTATCAAAGAATCTAGTTTATTTGTATTACTCATTAATTGATTTAAACTTTTTTTTATAGAGACGATTTCACTTAGGATTTTTTCTTGTTCTGTCTTTGCGTCTTCGATATTATATTTACTTAATTTATTAGTAGTATTCAAATCTTGTAAATATTTATTTAATATTTCAAATGCCTCTATTTGTTCGCGTTTTTGCTGTGCAATATAATCATAATATTTTGCATAATCGTTTTTTACCATTTCTAAAAATTTATTTTGTTTTGACGCTTTTTGTAAATGCCTTTGTTTTTGTAATAATAAATTTCTTTTTTCTTCAATTAATTGTTGAATAAATAAAAATTGTTGATCTTTTTTTTCTAAAGTAATAACCATTTCTTCTTCACAAGGTAAATTCATACTTAAAATAATCATTTATTATTTTTTTAATTTGTATTTTTAATAAAAAATAAAAAAAATAAATTTAAAATCTTTCTATTATATTATTTAGGATGTCCAGAGAACCTTTACTTGCACCTGACGATAATCGCTTTGTGATGTTTCCAATTGTACACGATGACATATGGCAAATGTATAAAAAACAAGTGGATTGTTTTTGGAGAGCAGAAGAAATTGATTTAACAAAGGATATTGATCATTGGAACACCTTAAATGCAGATGAACGTTATTTTATTTCAATGATTTTGGCTTTTTTTGCTGCTAGTGATGGGATTGTTTTGGAAAATTTAGCATCTCGCTTCATGAATGATGTGCAAGTTTCGGAGGCACGTGCGTTTTATGGATTTCAAATTGCAATGGAAAATATTCATAGTGAAACATATAGTCTATTAATAGAAACGTACATCAAAGATCATGTAGAAAAAAATAAATTATTTAATGCGATTCAACATTTTCCATGTATCAAAAAGAAATCCGATTGGGCACAAAAATGGATACGTGATAATAGAAGTAGTTTTGCTACACGTCTTGTGGCATTTGCGTGCATTGAAGGTATATTCTTTAGTGGCGCTTTTTGTAGCATATTTTGGCTCAAGAAACGTGGACTTATGCCTGGTCTCACATTTAGTAATGAATTAATTTCACGTGACGAGGCTCTTCACTGCGAATTTGCGGTACTTTTGTATTCTAAATTGATTAAAAAAGTAGATAAATCACGCATTTATGAAATCATTAAAGAAGCAGTGGAAATTGAAACTGAATTTATTTGTCAAGCGTTACCATGTAAACTCATTGGTATGAATTCTGATTTAATGACACAATATATTAAATTTGTGGCAGACAGATTATGCGTTCAATTAGGTTATAAAAAAATTTATAATGTTACTAATCCGTTCCAATTCATGGAATTGATAAGTTTAGAAGGTAAATCTAATATGTTCGAGAGAAAAATAGGCGATTATGCATTAGCTAATAAATCCAATGCAGAATCTGCGTTTGAATTTACTGAAGATTTTTAATATATAATTGAAATAAAATAATTTAAAAATAAAATGTTATAATATATTATAATAAAATGCCAAAATGTCAAATGGATTTTTCACATACAATTATTTACAAAATTTGTTGTAAAGATACTAACATTAAGGATATATATGTTGGTCATACAACAAATTTTATTCAAAGAAAAAATCATCATAAAACTTTAGTAAATGATGAAACTTGTAAAAGAAAAGTATATGAATTTATTCGTACAAATGGAGGATGGGATAATTGGTCTATGATACAAATTGAAGATTATAAATGTACAAACAAGAGAGAAGCTGAAATGAGAGAAAGATATTGGATAGAAACTCTACAAGCTAATTTAAATTGCAATAATCCTATTACCACAAAAGAAGAAAAAAATATACAAAAGCAAGATTGGTATGAAGAAAATAAAACTGAAATTTTAGAAAAATCAAAACATCGTTATGAAGAAAATAAAGCAGACAAATTAGACTATCAAAAAAAATATACAGAAGAACATAAAGAACAAATAAAGAGTTACCAAGATAAATACAGAGATAAAAACAAGGAAAAATTAGCAGAACAAAAAAAAGAATATCGTGCTCTTCATAAAGAAGAAGCAGCAAAAGCAAATAAAGAATGGAGAGAAGCTAACAAGGAAAAGTTAAAAGAACAAAAAATGCAAATTATTAATTGCGAATGTGGAAATCAATTTACATTTGGTAATAAACATAGACATTTACAAACAAAGTTTCATATAGATTATCAAAATAAATTGAATGGAATTATAGAAGAATCAATAGAACCTAAAATATCAGAAGAAGATAAAATAATGATTAGAAAACAAAAACAAAAAGAATACAGAGAGAAAAATGCTGAAAAAATCAAGGCATCTAAAAAAATATATAATGAAAAAAATAAAGAAAAGATTTCAGAACAATGTAAAAAATATTATGAAGAAAATAAAGAAAAAATTGTAGAGCAAAATAAAATATACGCTGTTAATAACACAGAAAAAATTAAACAAAAAAGTCATGAATGGTATGAAAAAAATAAAGAAAAAATTCTGAACAAAATGCAAGAATTATTTGTTTGTGAATGCGGTTCAGAAATAAACTATGGAGGAAAAGCAGAACATTATAAAAGTCTAAAACATATAAATTATATTGAAACTCTTATACCTCAGCAAATTTAGCTGTAGTATAATCTAACTTATCTCTTTTATTTTTATTCATAGTGGATATTTTTCCCAAAAATCGTGGAAATTTAATAAGACCTTTCTTATTACATTTTATACAACCTCGTATAGTATTTGCGGCCACATAAGGTGATAGATCAAAATTAAATTCAGCATCTAATAAATCCGCATCTGAGAAAGCATCTGCTGAATATGACAAATTTTCCAAACTTTTTATTTCATCCTTTGCATTCATAATACATTGAACATAATTTTCTTGTACCATTAAAGTGTGAATATCAGTTGCTTGCCAATAAATTGCATATTTTTCATTAAAACTGGTATCCATATTAAAAAGTTGACCTGTTGTTTCAAATATATTGCTGCTTTGTAAATCTTTTTTATCGCTTTTTTTTATACCTAATTGTAGTGAATTTAATATAAAACGAATATCTCCATTTGCTTGCTCTATTAATTTATCCACACTAGATTTACTAATTTTAATTTTTTCTGAAGTCACTACTTCATAAACAAGTTTATATATTTCCGCGTATTTTGGTTTTGTTAATTTAATATCAAAACAATAGGGTAATATAGGTTTTAAATTTTGACTATATTTATCATCACAAATACAAATAATCGGAATATCAGTTTCCTTTATACATTCTACAATAGCAGCAATAAATCCGTAATCTCCAGTATTTCCATCTATATCATTAACCACTAAAACATTTTCATTGTCGTCAAATGTTTTTTTTACATGAAGTAAAGGTTTGATACTTGTTTGTATATATTCTTTACTTCTATCTTCATCAGGTGATAAATGAATGGCATGACAACAATGTTTTTTTAATATAAGATCCACTAAAAGCGATTTACCGACACCATTTAATCCATATACTAAAGCGCATTTAGATTTTTTATTTTTTTTATCCCAAGTCAATAACCATTTAATAAAAGGTTGTATTACTTGTTCATTACCAATAAAATTAGATAATTTGTTTGGTCTATATTTAGTTGTAAACATTTATTTTATGAATTATATATTTATTATAAAGATATAATTTTGAATCAATTTTTATTTAAATAAAAATACTTATTTATAACAATGATCACTTGCAATTTAATGGGAGGATTGGGAAACCAACTATTTCAAATATTTACAACTATTGTTTATAGTATGAAAAGTAAAAATAAATTTCAATTTTTAGATTTGGAATCATTAGGTAGTGGTTCTAGTACTATTCGTCCAACTTATTGGAATACTTTTTTCTCTAATTTAAGACCATTTTTAATAAAAGAACTACCACAACCGATTCATATTATTAAAGAAAAAGATTTTACTTTTAATGAATTGAATGTTAATGAAATGTCAAATAGAGATGTATTAATATATGGTTATTTTCAAAGTTATAAATATTTTGAACAATATTATGATTTAATTTATAGAATGCTGGGAATAGAAAAAAAGAAAAATCTACTGCTAGAAAATATAGGTATTCAAAAAGAAAATTTAAAAAATTGTATTAGCATGCATTTTAGAATAGGAGATTATAAAAAGATACAAAATTATCATCCTTTAGCAACACAAAATTATTATCAGGGAGCATTAAATTTAATTCAAGAAAAAAATCCATACATACCATATACTATCTATTATTTTTGTGAAGATCAAGATATAGACGATGTAATACCTATTATTCGTGAATTATCTTTATTTTATTCTCTCTATAGATTTGAAAAAGGAACAAAAGAGCTTTCTGACTGGGAACAATTATTATTTATGAGTTGTTGCAATCATAATATAATTGCAAATAGTTCTTTTAGTTGGTGGGCAGCATATTTTAATTCATGGGAAGATAAAATAGTTTGTTATCCATCTGTATGGTTTGGACAATCTGCTGGTCATAATACAAGTGATTTATGTCCACAATCATGGAATAAAATTTCTGTCTAAAATTTAACTTTATAAAAAATTTATAATAATTTATGATGTTTCAATAAATTAGGAACACCATTATTATTTTTTCCACCAGAATTAAATGCTGATGTATTATGAATTCTATGTTTTACTAATACTTCAGGGCAATTATAGAATTTTTTATTTTCTTTTCTAAGTCTAATCCATAAATCATAATCTTCTAAACCATCAAAATTAGCATTCCAATAACATAAATTTTTTCTTATAACAACACTTGAATTAATTATTGGATTTACAATTACAAAATTAAAATCTGTAAAATCACCTTCTGGTATATATGGTATTATACCTGGTCTATCACCAAACCAAATACATTTTGTTCCAATCACATCATAAATATCTAAAAATTTTGATTGCATCTCTAATTTTTGTTTATACCATATATCATCTACATCCAATAATGCAATATAATTATAATTACAATGTTTAATTAATTCGTTTAATGTATTTGATTTACCTTTAATATTATAAAAATCAAATACTTTTATTTTTCCTAATGATTCACCTGTTTTGTTACCTTTTTCTTCAAATGTTTTTGCAATTTTATAAATTTCAGAATTCTCTGGATGTCCATTTATACCGATTAAAAGCTCCCATTTATCATAGGTTTGATCTAAAATAGAATATACAGATTCATGCATGAATTCAATTCCATTATATATAGGCATTAATATACTAATCATTCTATCTTTAGAAAAGGTGGAGCAAAAAATTAAAAAAAAATCACTTTATTTAATTTTATTAGAGTTTGGTTAATATTTGGCTCTACCTTTACTAAAGGTAGATTCTTTGGAACATAAACCAATTATCTAAACCTTGAATATTCTCTCTAAAAAGAGAAAATCTATCTAAATTAGAGAGAATACAATCAACTAATATTATTTGATCATCTTTAACTAAATAATTTTTTTCAAAATATAATTTCAATTTATTGTCGTATGTTTTTGACCACCAATCAATATTATTTTTGTATATAGTAAAAAAACCACCAGCGATTGAGTTTTGATGAGCAGGTATTTCTTGTTTTGGTAATCCATATTCATTTTTATTGTTTACAAGTTTTAATAAATAATTCATATAATTATTATCATTTGTTATGCAGGCATAACAAATTTTATCAATGTTCTCATACAATAATTTTGGTTGATTACACCAATTTATTAATTTGCTAGTATGAGTGTCTTCTGGTCTATTTCTAAAATATCCAATATCACACCATCCATAAAATTCTGTATCAAAATATTTTCTCTCTATTGTCTCTTTTACAAATTGTATTTTTTCAGACCAAAGCATATTGAGTTCCCAACAAGATTTATCATTTAGTAAATAATTTTTATAATGATTTTCAATCCAAAAATCTTTATATTTATAATTATAAAATTGTTCTAGAGGTTTAATAATTACTTTTATGTTTGATTTATTTTGTGTATTTATATAAGAGACACTATTTTCATCAGTATAAATAACTAGATTAAAATTATTTACAATCGAAACAAAATTATTCATCCAATCAATATAAATTCTTGGATCAAACTTAGATTTTATAATATAAAAACAACTAGAAAAAGTAATAAACATAAATTAAATAAATGCAATATTTTAAGTATTTATTTAATGAGTAAGTAAATTATTTTTAATATAAAAAGCATCTCCCCATCTAAAATTTGTCCATTTTGTTTCAACCCTGATAAGATCGAATTTTTCTAAATATTTATCTAATTCACTTACTAATGCACAATCCTTATATACATAATCACTATTCACTTCGGTGTATAAATAATCTACTTTATTTAAATATTCATCCATACCTTTCAATGCTTTTAATTCTGCACCTTGAATATCAAAATTTAAGAAATTATATTCAATTGGATATTTTGGTAAAATATCTTTTAACAATTTCGATTCACCTTCAAAACTATAAACATATTTTACATGAGGATGAAAAGTACTATGTAAACCAAAATTTAAAATAGAAGATGATTGTCCATTATTGGATACATTAAAAGTAATTTTTTCTATTTTATCAGAAACTATTGCATTTTCAATAAGAAGATTTGGGTATTTTTCTTTACAAAATACAACTTTTTCATGTAAAGCTTCAATCCATAATATTTTGTTAACAGGTAAATATTTTAAATAATCAGTAAGTTCTTCGCATTCATGAGCTCCTACATGCAAAACACCTTTAAAAATAATATTGTATTTTTTAACCAAATAATCTAAAGGAATAAGCATTTTATTTATTTTAATATATTTTTTAAATATATATTTAAATATATATTTAAAATAATTATTTTTTATAAAGCCCATATCATTCCCCATTCTAATTTAGGTGTTGTTTTTTTTAATTTATCCTTTATATTATTTACATGTTCATATATTTCTGGTCTGTAAACATAATTATCTTCAATTTGTATTGAAAATTTAGTATATCCTAATTGTACTAAATAATCCAAACATTTAAATGTAATATCATTTGTTTCAGAAGCCCATTCAAAACATATTTGTTTTACTTTCTGTGTTAATGAAGAAATGCATTCAAATTCGCCGCCTTCTACATCTATTTTTATTAATTCTGGTGTTCCATACATTTCTATTAATTTATCTATTGATATTGTTTTACATTTTATTTCATTATAAGTAAATTGTTTATAAAATCGTGATTTTTCAGAATCTAACCAATCTTTGTTAATGGTTGATATTGTATGTGCGGTTGAATTATAAAAGCTTATATATTCCTCATTAGAACTACAAACTACATAATTTAAACAAATTATTTTTTGATTATTTTCTATATTTTGTAATAATTTATCAAAAGTTGTAGGTGAAGCTTCTATTGCGACTATTTTATCACATTTATATAAATTTGCTAAACTCCATTTACCGATATTTGCTCCTATATCAAAAAAAATCATTTTAAATATAGTTATATATTTAAAATCATTATCTAACATAAAATTATATTTTTACATGCTTTGAATGAATTCAATTAATCTGTTTTCACATACTTCAAAAGACAAATTATTTATAATAAATTCACGTGGATTATAAATTTTTAAATTATTTATAAAAATATTATATATATTATCTAACTCTTCATAATTATAAAAAAATTCACCACATTTTTTATCCCAATAAGGTATACTCGTTGCTGCCCAATCATGATAATTACAACCATACTCTTCATTCATAGATTTCACATTCCAAACAAGCAATGGAACATTACATGACAATGCTTCTTGAAGTGCAAAACCTTGACTTTCATGACAACCTAACCATATTCCAAATTTAGAGTTTTGTAAATAATCTAAATATTCTTGTTCATCATATTTGTTCTTATAAGAAAATATTTTATATTCATAATTTTTCATAGTTAAAAAAGTTTCTACCATTTTTAAATCATTTGGGTTTCTATTTTTGAAATAAATAAATACTTTTTCTCTTTCTAAAATAGGTTTATTAGGATGAAATTTTTCAGTATCTACTCCAAATGGTATTTTTATTAGTTTTAAATTATAAGATATATAATATTTTTTCCAAATATTGACTACCCAATCACTTAATAAATTAAAAACCGAATTTGATCCTTTTATATGAGTTATTTTTTTATCAGGAAAAATACTAAAATGTGGTCCAAAAATAAATTTTGTATTTGGATATAGAGAGACATTTATAGGTTCACATGGGCTAATAACTGCATCAAACGATGATATATCCATTTTATAAAAATCACTCACAAAGTTTATAATAGTAAAATCTATATTTTTATAATTTGATAAAGCATGATGATTCTTTTTATGCATATTTGATTTAATATAAAGAATTTTCATTTTTAAATTATATATAATTATTAATATATTATTTAAATACTAATTTTAAATAATATAATATGATTGAACAAGATTTTATTATGCTTATTATGAATTGTAAAAAATATATCAAAAAAGCAGCCTTTCAAAAAAAAACTTGGCTTCCAAAAATACCTGATTATTTAAAATATTATCACGTTATTGGTGAACCTGATTTAGATACAAAATATAAATTTGATGAAAATAATAATATACTTTGGATTAAAGTAGAAGATGATTATAATTCTTTACCAAAAAAAGTAATAAGAGCATATGAAGCAGTTTATGAAACATTTGATTTCAAATACTTATATAAAACAGATGATGATCAAATACTAGTGAATGAAAAATTTTTACATATAGTAAGAGGAATAACAAGTAATAATAATAGAAAAATTCATTATGGTGGTTATATTGTTGATGTAAAACAAAATTATTTATCACAATATCATAAAATTCATCCAGAATTACCAGAATATTTACCTATATTAAAAACTAAATATTGTAGTGGTCGGTTTTATTTTCTCTCTAAGCAAGCATTAGAAAATGTTATTTATAAGAAAGAATTTATTGAAAAAGAATATTTGGAAGATTATGCGATAGGTTTTCATTTAGATCCTATTTATAAAATTGACATGCTCTCTTTAGCTACAAATAATTTCTTCACTGATATTGAATTATCTGATTATAATAAATGGATAATAGAAGGTAAAATATAAAATATTATTTTATAATCATAAATTGTATCAATACTCTAAATAAAAAGTTTGGAATCTATATTATAAAAGGAATCTGTTGATAATTGTGGTATTTGACTATATCCTTTTGTTTTAAGTAAATCCCTCATTGTTTTTAATAATTCTCTCCATGAACTATTTGGTTTTTTCTTTATACAATCTATAAAAGACCAAGTTAATGCACCTTGAGATATATTATTTATAAAAGAATCTGCGCTAGTTTGTGTATCCATACATCCACTAATCATTATAACATTGCCAGAAACCTCTGATACTTTAATATTTTCAGAGTAATTGTTATAATTACTACTATCTAGATAATTATATTTTAAATCAAGTATAGTACCACTATGACAACTATCAAAAAGTCCAATCAATGTAACTCCATCTTTCATATTATTTTGTAAAATATTTTTTAGTTCATCGTCCCAAATATATTGTAAATCTGAACTAACAATCATTTCATCTCTTCCATCTGTCTCATCATTATTTTTATCATATGTCCATGTTCCATGACCACTAAATTGAAAAAATAATATATCACCACTTTTAGAATTAACAATAAAATTTTTTAATTCATTTAATATATTTGTTTTAGTTGGTTTAATAGAAGTATTATCTGTTAATATTTTAAAATCATTAAAACCATATGATGAAAGTAATTCTTTCATATTATTAGTATCATTTATACATCCACTTAGTTGATACTGAGTATTTAAATAATTGATACCTATTAATAAAGCTTTTTTATTTTTAATCAAACTTTGATTAATGTTAAATACAGGATTAAATGCATTTACTTTTTGAATAGCTATATTAAGATTATTTTTTAATGTTGCTATATCAATATTATTTTTATTAATCAAAGCATTTATTAAAGCTGTTTTATTTCTGTTATTAGATAATTGTACGTTTTTAATATTTAATGCTAAAGCAGAATTTAAAAGTGATACATTATAATTATACGTTTTAATTAGTTCATTTATTCTATTTTGTTTATAAGTTTGTAATTCTAGACTCATTTATAATTTATTTAAATATTTAAAAATATACTAATTTTTTGAATGTAATTTCTAATAACAAATATAAAACTTTATACATGATATAACATATTTAGTTTTTGATTTTGTCTTAGTTTTTCAATATTTTTTTGTCTTTTGAAAAACATTTCTTTATCAAGATCTAACATAGCAGGTGTATAATTAGTTGCTCTATTTTCTATATTACTATAATCTTCACGTTGAGTAACTGAAAGAGGAATTATTAAATACCATTTATCTTTTTGTTGTAATTGAAACCAATATTTATCAATTGCATATAATATATGTTTTTCTGGAAATGACATTAATTTTTGTATTCCTTCTCTAACATTTTCTATTAATATATCGTAATAATGACTATTAATTAAATACCCAGTAGTAGTTTGACAAGTATTTACCCGAACACACGTTTCATCTATTTTTTCATAAGGTGGAATATTATTACCTGCAATCAAAACAACATCCCAATTAGAATGTTTAGAGAGAAATGTATTCATCTGTATTTTAAATAATTCGGGTTTCAAAAATAATATATCATCTTCTACAATTAATAGATGAGGCCAACCTTCTTTTTTTGCAATTTCTAAGCATTTTAAATGACTCATACTACATCCTAATGCACCATTCGCTAATTTAATTGCATTGAATCTCTGAAATGTATGAATCCCAATACTATATAATTGAGTTTCAACATGTTGTTTTCTATCTGGTCTAGAAGCTAAATTAATATAAAATACGTGTTTAATATCTTGAATAGAATTCATTATTTTTATTAAAGAATTTTATTTAAATTTTAATAATTAAAATTATTTTATAAAATATTTTTCTCTCAATGTCTAATAAATGTTATCTGTTGTTGAAAAAGATATTGATAAAGAATATATTGCCAAGCAAATCAAACCTATTACATTAGAAGAAGTAAATAAAGAAATGGATCAATTAATTAAGATTGGTAATAATGCGAATAGTATGAGTCCTAGGTCAAGAGTCGGAAATAATATTGTTGATTATTTTACATTTGTTCAACGACTTGAAACAAAGGGTAAATATGATATAAATTTTTTTGAATTTTTACAAAATATTGAAGAATTTAAGAAAAAGAAATTTATACAAACTATGTTGGTATATTATCGTGACATAAAAAACAAAAATGGAAAAAAAAATAAATATATTGTTTTAAAAGAAGTCTATAATATTTGTATTAGTGCAATCAATATTATGAGACCATTGAATTGTATGGAAATATATACAAGATACAAGGCAAAACGTGTGTTAAATTTTTGTGTAGGTTGGGGTGGTTCTTTAGTTGCCGCAGCTGCATTAAATATTGACACATTTTATGGTGTAGAAATAAACAATGAATTAAAACCATCTTATGATAAAATGATCGCCTATTTAGAAACCAAATCATCTACCAAAATGAACATTATATTTGAAGATGCGTTACAAACCAATTATGAATTAATGGATTATGATTTAGTATTTTCATCACCACCTTATTATTTTTTAGAGAAGTACCCATACAATCTTAAATATGAATCAAAGAGAGAAATGGATGAAAAATTTTATAAACCTTTATTTTTGGCAACATATAATGGTCTTCAAAATGGAGGTCATTATATTATAAATGTTTGTAAAGAAGTATATGAAAAAGTATTAAAAGAATTGTTTGGAGTAGCACATCAATGTTTTCCATTAAAAAAATCAAAAAGACAAAATGATTATAATGAAATGGTATATGTTTGGAAAAAAGAAAAATAATATTTTACATAGTTTCCATATAAAAATTTACATAACGCTTAATCATATTACGCACTACTAAAACTGGATTTGAATATATACTTATTTTGATTTCTTTTGAATGTATTACTTTATTTTTTTTAGTATCATATTTTTTTAATACATATAAAATATTATTGCTAAGATTATGATTATTTTTAAAATGTTTTAAAACAAGATGAATATGATTATAAAAACTGGATTTTTTTTCAAAATATAAATAATAATCATTTAAATAAATCGATATTTTATCAACATTATAATATCCTCTTGTTTGTTTTTTCCATTCTTTCAAAATTTCTTCTATAAATTTTTTCTTTTTATCAAAAGTTATTTTTTTTCTAGTTGTATTTTTTTTATATTTTATATTTTTTTTTGTTTTTTCCATATATTATTATAATAAAAAAATATAAATTTGTTATCAATAATTCAATATATGTGATTAATAAGGTCCTCTCATACCAATTCGAACACTTGGTTGTGCTCTTGGTTTGACGCCTATATATTGTGCATAATATGGTGAATATTTATTTGGTGGTGGTGGCGGTGGAATAGGAGGGGGTGCACGATATATATTAACCGGATTCTCTTGCACTTTGGTATTTTTATTAAAGGCATCTTCTTCTAGTTCTTTTTGTTTATCTTGAGCAATTTGTTGTAATAACATTTGTGGTATAGGTCTTCCCATAGATTGCAAATATTTTGCAACATTTTCTCGTTTTTCTCTATTTGTAGGATAATAAGGAATATTTGTCCAATCATTTGTTGTAACAACACTCTTTTTTGTCTCTTTAATTTTATCAGGATGAATTATTTTACGTTTTGGTTCTCTTAAATCATATGTATAATATTCTTCTGATCCAAAAGGAATATGTGTTAAAAATGTATGTATATTAATATACATGATTTTAGAGTTGTGTACTACAAAAAGATTATCATTTGGATTTTCAGATTTTTCATCTATTGTATATTTCAATTGAGATATTGTTCGTAATCCATCTACACCATTATCATTCTCACCTCTCCATGGATCTTTTTTAGATATAATTCGTGATATACCATCAAATAATTGTAGAATTTCTGGACTACCAATATTATAAAATACACTTCTATCAACGTATAATCCTACTGCTTCACATCTTTTTTGCAATGCATTATCTTCCATTCCCCATCCCCAATAACAAGGAAAACCATTTGTTTTCTCAAAATCAGCACCTTTTATTACAACAATTCCACCTAATGCGTATTTAAATCCATAAAAATGTTTTACAACACCATGTTTTGTATTATAGTCAAAAATTTTATTGAAAGGAATAGTATCTACGTCATTAAAAATAAAATTAATATCCTTATAATGATTAGGATATTTATTTCTAGCTGCAATAAAACCAATATTTTTAGTTGCTCCTCTATTGAACGTTCTAGAATCACATTGATGAGAGAAAAAAATTTCATAATCATCATCATCTTCTAAAATAAAACTCATATATTTGCTAAAAAAGAATTTGTGTTGAACACGATTTCTATATGGAACAATAAATATGCGTTTTGGTACTTTTGTTTCTTTTACTTCTTGATTTTCTATTTCTATTTCTTTTAACATTTATAGTATTTTTTTAGTTTATAATTTTTTATTTATAACTTATACATTATATTTTTTCAATATGGCAGCAGGTATAATTGGATCTGTTTTAGCTATTTTTTCTAACTTTTTATAACATTTATTAATTGTAACTTCACTAGTTTCACTTACTGATTTAACATCACGTTTGCTAATATTTAATTTACAAATTTGAGAAATATAATATACAACACCTGCTGCAATAGATGGTGGTGTATTTTCTGGCATAACATCCATTTTTTCAATTTTCATGGAAATAAATTGACATAATTTTGTTAATTCATTATTAATATTCAATTTACTACAATATCTCTCAATAAATGCTTCTGGTTTTGTTTTCCCAAAATTGGTCTTTTCTTTATGATCCATATCTTTTTCCAAATTATTAATAATAGAGAGTGCATTTTTACATCCTTTTGTTGCACTTGTAACATCTAAACAAAATATAGTTGCGATTTCTTTTGCAGTTCTTGGAAAATTATTTACACGACATGCTATATAAATAGATGCCGCAATTATACCATCTCTATTATCACCTCTAAAAGTCATTTTACATTCAGAAATCTTTTTATGATACACAATAGCATCATCTATTATCATTTTTGGAATTCCTGCATTTTGTGCCATTGTTGTGATTATTTGAAATTCATCATATTGTGATTTCTCTTTATAAGGCATAGATTGCCATTCTGTATATCGTCGAATTTTTCGCATTTCATAACTCATTGATCCAATACATAAAACTTTACAACCATAAGAAGATTCTTCTAAAAGCGGATTGATTGGCATTCCACATCGTGTAGGATCTGAATTCTGATTATCGTCTGCACCATAATATCTCCATTCGGCACTTTGATCTACTAAATCCTTATAAATAATACCACATTTTGAATTCGTACATGTTAAAAAACCTTCTTCTGAAAATGCTAAAATACTTTCACAACGTTCACATACTTCTCTATTTCCTGAACCATATATACATTCTAATGGAACTTTTTGTTTTTCTGGATTTTCAATTTCTGAATCAAATATATTCCATAATTCAGTCTTATTTACTTTATTATCTTTTCGTTTTTGACTTTTGTCTTTACTCATTATTTTATCCTTTCATTAGATAAAATATTTTTAATTCAATTTTATTTAATATTATTTCCCATATATTTTTTTAAATGAATATAATATATGGGAAATAATCCTTCATCTTCTAAAAATACTCCTGAAAAAGAATTTGAAAACTTTTATGATGTTGTTGACTATATTGCTACTTATTATATACTTACAATGGATTTTAAGAGTTTAAGCAAACTTTCTGAAAAAGAATATTGTGATAAATTAATTATTTTAACAGCTGACATTCTTGATAAATATTTAAATGAAAAACATATTACTTATCTAGAACAAAGAGTTAAAGATGGAGTAGAAGTTAATACACTTAATAATGAAAAATTTTTATTTATTAATCGTGATGTTTTTGATAATTTAGATATAGCACACGACACAAAATTGGGTATTAAAAAAAATGTTAAAAAACAAAGAGTATGTATTGCTATTGCAAAATTTTATGTTAAAATTGCTCATATTTTTGCTGCTATTTTGATGACGATTAATCCTATATATTCATATACAGATACTACAACCGGTTTAACTATGCGAACTACTTTATTGGAAAAAGATAAAATACCAAAAGGAGTAAAAAAAGAAATTTTAAAATTAAATGTTTGTGATAATCGTATTTCTGCATTGAGAAACAAAGAATTAATTGATGAAGAATCTGGTAAAGTAACGTTACAACCAAATATTTGTGATTTGAATATTGGAGAAAATAATATGGAAAAAAGTTTAGCTGATGAGCCTGGTTTACCTGAACTTATGCAACTATATTTCGATAAATATGATGATAAAACTGGCACCTTTATTGGTATGACTGAAGAAACAGAAAAAATATTTCAAAAAGATTTGCAAAAATTTTATACTGCATTTACAGGAAATCAAACAATGCCACCAGAAATAACTAGATTTAGTGATATTAAATTACGGGATTATAATAAGCAACCAAATTGTTTAGGTATAGATCCAAAATTTAGATCTAAAGTTAGAATTAATGTAAAAGATGATTTATTTAAAGCATATGCTGAAAATATAAGAAATATGATTCAAACTGCAGCTAATAATCAATCTAAATTATTAGAAGTTATAAATGAATTGTTTAGTTATACACCTGATCCTAAAACAAACCAAAAAGTAATCAGAGTTAATCCTAAATTAACTGATGAATTATTAAAATCAGCAGTTGAGAAAACTAGAAAGTATATTATGGAATTATATTTAAAATGTGAATCAGATTTTGAAAATGGTGTTAAAATATATAATGCAATTGTAGAATCTAAAAATGCTGAAATTTTACCAAGACAAATTGAATCATTATCTGAGGAATCTAATAAATTAGTACAAAGTACATATCCATTAGAAAAACAAAATATGACAATTAACAAAACTTATAAAGATGAGTTATCTTCACTTTCTAACAATAGTAATACAAATTTAGAAACTATTGATTCTATTGATTCTATTGATTCTATTGATTCTATAGATTCTTATAATTCATTTGGAATGGAGAAACCTTCTAATTTAAATATAAATGAACCTGAAATAAATGCTAATTATAATATATCTCAAACACCACAAGTTAATGCACCATTAAAAAAACCATTTGGAGGAAAAAAAAGATATACTCGTAAAAACAAGAAAAAATAATTATGTTAATATTTTATTATATAGATTTTGGATATAATAAAAATTATTTTTAGATTGACCCAAATAATTTGCGTGCATTAGATAATGCTTGTTTTCTTAAACTTTTTTTGGCTTCAGTAAGTGAACCAGTTTTTTTTAATGTACCTTGTGCAGCATCCATTGCAGTTTTCCATTTTTTTCCACCCCAACTCTTTTTAGTTGTTGTTTTTTTGTTTTTTACATTTTGATGTCGTTTTGTAGACATATATAATATACACATACATTAAATTTTTTAATAAATATATTTAAAAAATTTATTTAAGCAAGAGCAGCAGAGGCAGCTTTGGAAGCAGCTTGTTGAGCAGCTTTGGAGGCAGCTTGTTGAGCAGCTTTGGAGGCAGCTTGTTGAGCAGCTTTGGAGGCAGCTTGTTGAGCAGCTTTGGAGGCAGCTTGTTGAGCAGCTTTGGAGGCAGCTTGAGAAGCAGCTTTGGAGGCAGCTTGAGAAGCAGCTTTGGAGGCAGCTTGTTGAGCAGATTTGGAGGCAGCTTTGGAGGCAGCTTGAGAAGCAGCTTTGGAGGCAGCTTTGGAAGCAGCTTTGGAAGCAGCAGCAACTGCAGATCTAGAAAGTTTTCGTGCCATCATACGTGTTCTTCTTTTTGCAGAACCAGCGTGCATGCGAGATGATCTTCGGTGACGACGTGTTTTAGCCATTTATATATATATAAAATAAAAAAAAATATACGAATGCTAAATTTTTTACTAAATTATTTATTATTAATTCCAAATAGTATTTGTAGAATGCCACCACATTTTATCTCCCTTTTCAACATTATAAATCGCTCTAAATACTTTGGTTCTGGACAAAGGAACGTTACAACGATATTTATCTAAAGGATGGGGATTTGTTTTTAATTGTGCAGCTATTGCTTTTTTACTTATTTTTTGTCTACTTTTAACTGCATAATAAATAAAATATGCTTCAAAAGAAATAGATTGTATTGGTAATATATCGTGATTTTTCATTTGAAAATCTCTTAAATATTCTTGACATATTGATAAAGCCGCTATATCTGCTATATTTTCTCCTAAAGTAGGTCTTGCATCAAATTTTATGCCGTCATAAGATGCAAATACTTCATATTGCTTAATTACATCTTCTTGAATTTTTTTAAACATTATTTTATCTTTTTCAGTCCACCAATTATTTAAAACGCCATATTCATCATATTTACTTCCCCAATCATCTAAAGCATGTGACATTTCATGAGATATAGCATAACCAATACGTGACAAATTATATTCAATACCTCTTTCATCTAAATCTACAAATGGTTTTTGAATGATTCCTAAAGGTATATAAATAGAATTTTTTGAAGGAGTATAAGAAGCATTTACTACATATGCTTGTGTTCCTGCAAATTTTATAGGGGCATGTGCCCAATCAATTACAGGAATATCTATCACATGTTTACCTACTAATTCTATGGCAGTTTGAAGACGCCAACGTGACATCTTAAATAAATTCTCCCATGGTTCATTATCTTTATAATCTAATAATGGATCTTCTCTTAATAGCTCTGGTGAACCTACTATTAATTTAAATTTTCTTAATTTTTCTAAAGCTTTATTTTTTGTTTGTTCTTCCATCCAATGATTACGTTGAATAATACGTATAAATACTGTTTTTAAATCTTCTGCCATAGTTTTTACATAATTTATACCTTGTGGATTATTGTATTTTTCAATATATTGATTTGTTAAAAAAGTATTAAATAAAAAACCCATTGAAAATACTGGTCTGATTGTTTGAGTAACTTCGGCTTCTTGACCTCGTACAAATTCCCCTTCAAATTTAAAAAAATTTAACCATCCTTCCTCATTCCATCTACATTGTTGACGAATATATAAATAAATCCAATATGTTTTCCATTGAGGCGAATTCCATTTTTCTTTTAATAATTTTGTTCCACATAACAAATAATTTACATTAGATGTTATAAATTCATCTGGAACATTTTTAAATCCTAATTTTTTACAAAAATTATTCCAATTAAAATCAAATATCTTTAAAGCTTCTTCTTTTGTTATTTTATTATAATTATCACTATTATCTATTTTAATTTCTTCGCAAATCATTGCATTTATAATTTCAACTTCAGTATCAAATATATCTTTTACATTATATCCATGATTTTCACCAAAAGCAATAAAAAATACTTTATTTGCATAATCAAAAAAACGTTGCCTATAGTTTTTTTTATATTTTTTATCTTCAATAGTATCAGTATCATCATCAAAATAAAGATCAACATCAATTAGTGATAATTGTGGAGGTTCTAAATAACATTTATATATTTTTGGATTTTTTTCATCAGGATTTAATGACCAAACAAAAGGAGCACCCCAAGATATAATTTCACTACTATTGATTAAGGCTAACATATCCCATACATTATTAATATCTTCAAACATTTGATTCATTACATCCAAAACTTTTTTTGCTGTTTCTCTTGTCTGTTTTATTGTATTGTATTTTAAAAAAGACTTATATGCAGTTTTTATACATTTTGCTTTTTTACTATTTTTTGTAGATGGATTATTTATATAGTCTTCAATAATTTTAATTAATTCTATATATACTTTATGTTGAGTAAGTCTAAAATCATCTACTTGAACTATATATTTTTGTTCTTCGGTTATTTCTATTTCACTTAACCAACGTTCATTTATATAAGAATAATAATCATCATTCGGTTTTATATTAGATGGATTTACTGCTTTCTTTAAATCTTTCACAATTTGTTTTTCTAAATTGTAACTTGTAGAAACTATATCTATTTTATTTTTTTTAAATAACTCATCAACTTTATCTTCAAATGTATTATACGTATTTGCAGATGTCTTACATACAATTTCTCTTTGTTCAGGTGTCAATATTGGAGCAGCTTTTACTAATTTTTCTTTATTTTTTCTAGTTTTTGAATTTATTTGTTTTGTTTTATTTTTTTTTATATTATTAGGCATATAAAATAATATAATATAAAATTTTTGTATTTATTATGTAGACTTTTATATTTCCAAAGGTTGCAAGTAAAACCCACCACCATCTATCCATTCAATTTCATAATATAATTCGTCTTCTTTACTTGGTCTATTTCTTATTTTTATAATTTCGCGTGGATCTATATCGTTAAATTGTACTTTTGTATTCAAATAAGCTGAAAAAAATATATTTTTATCAGTATGAATTATTCCAAAAACATTTGTCAATTTACTTATCATAAAAAGAATATTGGTAACAAAATTTATCAACGTTTGATTTCCTAAACTATAAACATAAATTACTTTCCAACTATAAATTGTATTTACAATAAAAACTACTGAAACAATATAACTTGCATATTGATATTGTCTATCTACTAAAAATAATTGTTCTTTTTTATATTCTGGAAATATATTTAATCTTCTTCCTACTGACTCATTGTCTGTAGAAATAGTATTGTTTACTTCTAATAATTTTATTAATTTTTCTTCTCTCCGTATTTCAGTAAAATACATGAGTATAAATATACACATTGTTATCCAATTTATTATAATACCTATTCTATAATCTAATTCTGTTTCATATAAATTTTCTGTAATACTACAAATATGATCATCACATTTTTGCGGAATAAATAAAATTAATAATGAAGATACTAATACACGATATAATTCTATAGAAACACTTATTATCATATTTACATGTTGCTTAAAATCTTGACTTGTAATTTTCTTATATAAAAATTTGTACATATCCTTTGGTACATTTTCTATTTGTTTCATTTTATTCATTTAAATAATATAATAAAAAATTGCTTAAAGAAAAAATAACTATAATAAAATTTAAATATACTTAAAGAACTTTATCAATAAAAACTGCTTTTGCTACTTTTTTAATGATTTTCTCTTCTTTCTCATAATCATTCTCTCCTTTACCTCCCATGGATTCTATTATTATCTTGTCAAACTGATCTGACACTTTGGAAGTACTTTTCTTCCACTCTGGATTCAATTCTTTAAATTCAGAAATTAAATCTATATTTTTATTTGAAACTTTTCTTACCATTTTATGTAACTTGGTATTATTATCATCTTCTTTTTCCCATTTATTTTCATCTTTGATATACATTGTTTCTCTCTTTTTATCAGTACAATGAATTGGTCTCTCTGTTATATCTAATGCATTTAAATTCTTTATAATAATATTTGAAATACCTTCTACATATCCAAGTTCTCCAACCCTTTCCAAGTCACAGAGTTGTAATTTAATAGAATTAACAAAATCAGTAATATTCATTGCATTTTTACATGTTTCATTTAAAAAGAATTGTAAATTGAAAGACTTATTATGGGAATTAGTATGAGTAATATTATGTGTGCCATTTTTAACAATTTCTAAAAGTTCTGCATTTTGTTTAAGTAATGTAATAATTAATTCATCTTTATCAATTTTATTATTAGAAATAGTATTTGAATTTTCATTCCAACAATTATTATTTATATCTACATTACATTTTTGTTTATGTTTCCATAAACCAGAAGCATTTCTATAAGTTTTTCCACATTTACAGATGTAAATATTTTCTTTTTGCTCTTTTTGCTCTTTTTGCTCTTTCTTTTCTTTTCCAATATTACTCTCGTTATGTTTAGATGTCGTTAAATGTCTATGCCAATTAAATTTTTTACAGCATTTAAAATTACATTTTTCACAAAAAAAATCATATTGCTCTTTTTGCTCTTTTTGCTCTTTTCCTAAAATTTCCATATATTTCCAAAATATTTTATTTTAAAGTATTTATAAAAAAAATATGCTCACATTTTAAAAATTATTTTTTTAGTAACCAGACCATAAAATTCAATTATGGTCACAAAAGTTGGCATTTTGAGGCAGAATATTCGCCCTTTCAAATTTTGGACATTTTTTTTGTCCATTTTTGAAAATCCGAAAAAACTTTCCCAACAAAAATTTTAACAAAAAATATAATAAATTGAAAAACATACTTAAAGAACTTTATCCACAAAAACTGCTTTCGAAATCTTTTTAATAATTTTTTCTTCTTTTTCGTAATCATTGTCACCTGTTCCTCCCATGGATTCTATAATAATTTTATCAAATTGATCGGATACTTTAGAAGTACTTTTCTTCCAATCTGGATGCAATTCTTTAAATTCTGAGATTAAATCTATATTTTTATTAGACACTTTTCTTACCATTTTATGCAATTTACTTTTATTATCATCATCTTTTTCCCATTTATTTTCATCTTTGACATACATTGTTTCCCTCTTTTTATCAGTGCAATGAACTGGTCTTAGAGTAACATCCATTGCATTTAAATTCTTAATAATAATATTGGAAATTCCTTCTACATAACCAAGTTCACCAACTTTTTCTAAGTCACATAGTTGTAATTGGAGAGAATTAACAAAATCAGTAATATTCATAGCATTTTTACAAGTTTCATTTAAAAAGAATTGTAAATTAAAGGATTTATTATGAGAATTGGTATGAATAGTATTATGTGTACCATTTTTAATTATTTCCATCATGATATTTTTCATTTCAGAATTTTCTTTCATTAAATATTGCATAAACGTTTTTAGCTCTTCGATTTCTCCTGTTTTTGTTTCATCTTGACATATATTATTTTCATTATCATATTTTTTTATTTTACATTTTTTTTTATGTTTCCATAATCCTGAATTATCTTTATATTCTTTGTTGCAAATATTACACATAAATATTTTATTTTGCGATTTTTCCTCTAAACTGATTGCCAAATCGCATACATTTATTGCCATTTGATTGTTTTTGTGTTTTATAGTGTCATTATGTTTTGTAAAATCATATTTATTGTACGTATAATAGTCACAAGACTTACATTCATATTTTTTGCGTTTTTTTTGCGATTTTGCGATTTCCATAATTGCCTAAATATAGACAAGAAATTATTTTTAAAGTATTAACAAAAAAAAATTATGCTAACATTTTGAAAATTATTTTTTTGGTAACCAGACGATAATTTTAAATTATGGTCACAAAGAATCGTTTTTTTGGGAAAGTATTTTGCCATTTCAAATTTTGGACATTTTTTTTGTCCATTTTTGAAAATCTGAAAAAACTTTCCCAACAAAAATTCTATGAAAATATATAATAAATTGAAAAACATACTTAAAGAACTTTATCAATAAAAACTGCTTTCGAAATCTTTTTAATGATTTTTTCTTCTTTTTCATAATCATTATCTCCAATACCACCCATGGATTCTATAATAATTTTATCAAATTGATCTGATACTTTGGAAGTACTTTTCTTCCAATCTGGGTGCAATTCTTTAAATTCAGAAATTAAATCTATATTTTTATTTGAAACTTTTCTAACCATTTTGTGTAATTTAGTATTGACATCATCTTCTTTTTCCCATTTATTTTCATCTTTCACATAGATAGTTTCTCTCTTTTTATCTGTACAATGAACCGGTCTTAGAGTAACATCCAATGCGTTTAAATTCTTTATAATAATATTTGAAATACCCTCTACGTAACCAAGTTCTCCAACCTTTTCTAAGTCACTGATTTGTAATTGAAGTGAATTAACAAAATCTGAAATATTCATAGCATTTTTACAAGTTTCATTTAAAAAGAATTGCAAATTGAAGGATTTATTATGAGAATTAGTATGAGTAGTATTATGTGTACCATTTTTACATAGTTCATATAATTTATTTATTAATTCTTGATTTTGTTTTTGTGATTCATTATTTTGTTCTACTAATTCTTTATTTTGTTTTACAACTTCTAATACAATATTTGTAAGAGTTTTTACGTCTTTAAAATCAATTAAATTATTAGATATATTTGTTTCAATATAAATTTTTTTATTTAAAGTATTACACTTTTGATTATGTTTCCATAAACCAGAACGATTCTTAAATTCTTTATTACATTTTTTACATGAGAAAATTTGATGGCAGAATATAGGCAGATTTTGTTTCCCAGAAGTATCCAGAATGGTTCCATTTATATTTTTTTGATGTTTTGTAGATATTAAATGATCGTTAAAACTACTTTTCTTAGACGTACCATAGTCACAATTTTCACAATAAAATTTAAAGCAGATTTTTGGCAGATTTGCGTTTCCTATTGTTTCCATAATATAGAAAAATATTTAATTTTTAAGTATTTGTAAAAAAAATTATCATAACGTTTTAAAAATTATTTTTTTGGTAACCAGACGATAATTTTAAAATATGGTCACAAATGTTGGCTTTTTGGGAAAGTGTTTTTGCTTTTCCAATTTTTGGACATTTTTTTTGTCCATTTTTGAAAATCTGAAAAAACTTTCCCAAACAAAAATTCTATGAAAATATATAATAAATTGAAAAATATACTTAAAGAAAGTTTTATAATTGTAAAAATTCATAACGAACTATCTTTAGTAAATGTTACTAGGTGTAGATTAATATTATAATAATAATATTATAATAATAATAATTTGTTAACGAAATTTATTTTCTAATTTATCTAATAAATCATTATCATAAACAAGATTTCCAGATGGTTTATAAGATTTAATTGGTGTATATTCTTTTTTGGGTGGTTTACCTTTTTGATTTGGATCTTGTCTATTTAATAAATAATCATTAGGATCATTTGGTTCTATATTTGTAATAGTTTTATTTCCATTTTCATCTTCCTCATTTTCTTCAATTCTTTGACCATATTCATTTATAAGAATACCAGTTTTCTTTTTTAACTCAGTTCTTACATAAGATGGTATCCAATGTAACCAAGAAATAAATAATAAATTAGGATGAATATAACGAACATTAAATCCATTAGTCTTTAATTTATCCATAATATAAGCAATACAAGAAGCTTGATCATATTTAGGTACTCCAATCATTGTTTCGGGTACCAAGTACCAGCAAAATTGTTCATCAGATTTTTGTCTTGATGCGGTTTTAATTTTAACATGAATACGATTTAACATTTTATTAAACAACGCTAATTTGGATAGATCTTGTACACGTTTTTTTTCGTATAATTCATCAATATTAATTTTTTCTGAAAAATTATCTATATTTTCTAGTGTAAATATATTAGCCATTTAAATTCTATTCAGAAAAAAAGTAAAAAAAAATAATTTATAGAAAAATTAATATATTAAAACTAAATTTTGTATAGTGATTAATGACAATAAAACATTTGGTTATGTCAGGAGGAGGGCCTACAATGTTACAAACATTAGGTGCATTATGTTATTTGGAAAAAAATAATTATGTAAATTTAGAGGATATAGAAACCATTTATGGAACTTCTGCTGGAGCCATTATTGGTGTATGTATTGCTTTAAAATTTGACTGGGATACTTTAAATGATTATATTATAAAAAGACCTTGGCAAGATGTATTTCCGATAAAAGTTCAAAATATATTAGATGCTTATATGAAAAAAGGAATATTTGACAAAACAAATATTGAAAAATGTTTTAAACCATTATTTGATGCTAAAGATATTCCAATAAATATAAATCTAGAAGATTTCTATAATTTGACAAAAATAGAAATTCATTTTTTTGGATTTGAAATTAATGAATATAAAGTAGAAGATATTTCTTATTTAACTCATCCATCAATAGAAGTAATTACAGCAATACAAATGAGTTGTGCATTACCAATATTAGTTACTCCAGTGTGTATGGATGGAAAATGTTATATTGATGGTGGTACATCATGTAATTATCCTTTAAATTTTTGTATTGAATCAGGTAAAATACCTGATGAAATACTAGGTTTTAAAAATAAATATTCAGAAACAAAAAATAATATTAGTAATGAGTCAACATTATTACAATTTTTATCAAGTTTTCTATATAAAGCAGTTTTTAGTTTAAGTACAGATAAATCACAACCAGAAATAAATAATGAAGTTATTTGTGATGTATCTCATATAAATTTTGATGTTCTAAAAGATGCAATAACAAATGTAGATATACGAAAATCATTATTTGAAAATGGTGTATCTTGTGGTAAGAAATTTTTACAGAATAGTATCTCTAAAGAAGATACTAAATTAGAAGACATTATATTAGATAAAACTATATCAGAGAACAGTATTTAAAAATTGAACAAGAGTGTTCTTGGATGGTTTTGCATCATATTCGATAACTTGACCATCTTTTAATAATTTTATAGTAGGATAACCTTCTACATTATATTGATTCATCATTTTGTCAACTTCAGTGGTTTCTTCTGAACAATCAACTTCTGTAAAAATTATCTTATAACCATTTATAGTTTTGTTTTCATATTCAGTCTTCAATTCATTCCAAATAGGTTTAGCAGTTTTACAATGTGGACACCAATTAGCATAAAAAAATAAAAGTTCAGCAGTACCATTAGAAACATTATCACTAGTAGCTTTTTCATTATTTGGTTTATATTTTGCTTGCATATCTGGTAAAAAATAATAATAATAACAATATCCAGCAATAACTAAAAATAAAATGAGAGCAACAATATAAATAATAGTAGAACTGCTGATATATTGTTTTATATTTGAAAAATAACTATTAGATTGACCACCTAAAGAATTAACTTTAGACATAGAATTTAAATTAGTATAGTTTAACATTTATATATATTCTAGAAGAAATTTACTATATATTTTAACGAATAATATAGAAAACGAATATATAAATATATATAAAGAAATCATAATATATATGTTTATATGCTATTTAGAACAAATAAAGGGTGTCTAATTGAAATCAAAAAATATAATTATCCAAATGATAAAATTTATTATAAAAAAATAATGGAAATAAAAAAAATATCTAAATTAGAAAAAACTGAAAATCATATTTTTAAAAATAAAAATAATTAATAATCCAATAAAAAAAGTAAAAACATAACTACATAATATATTTACATTCAATTGTGATTTTACAGCATCTGACTCAGTTATTAAACTAGCAGATCTTAGTATATCAGTTTGTCTATAATTTAAAAACAAAACATACATCAATAATGTTGCTGAAATTAATTTCATAAATAAAGATGTTTTAAAGAAATTACTCAAAGGACTTATAATAAATAATAAAATCATCATGATAGATGTAGCAGTGCATATACAAATATTTTTAGTTTCTTTTGTAAAAATAGCAGAATTAAATGATTGTGATGTTGTCTCCATATAGATGTAATATATTATATAATTTTGATATTATTATTTTGAATATTTATTATATATTTATATATATAATAAATTAGAATGACAAACACGCGTAAAAATAAAAATACACATAATAAAACAAAAAAACGTGTATTTACTAAAAAAGATTATAATTCAGGAGATGGAATGTTAACATCTGTATGGGGACCACCAATGTGGCACTATTTGCATACTATGAGTTTCAATTATCCTGTAAAACCAACTTTAGAAGATAAAATACATTATAAAAATTTCATAATAAATTTACAATATGTATTACCATGTAAATATTGTCGCATGAATTTAAAAAATAATTTAAAAAATAAACCAATACAAATGTGTCATATGAAAAGTAGGGAGACATTTTCACGATATGTATATGAATTACATGAATTAGTAAATAAAATGTTAAAAAAAAAATCTAATTTGACATATTGTGATGTTAGAGAACGTTACGAACACTTTAGATCTAGATGTACAGAGGAAAAACCTAAAGTATTTACATTTAAAAAATCAAAAACTATGAAAAAACGAGAAAAGGGATGCACGGAACCGCTTTATGGAAAGAAGTCAAAATGTGTTATTAATATTGTACCAATTGAAAATAAAAGCGCAACCTTTCAAATGGATAAAAAATGTATAAAGACGAGAGAATAAAAAATTGAAATATTTTTATTTTATTTTACAAATAAATATAAATAAAATTAATTCAATTAGAATGGAAGCAAGTCAATCATACTATTTATATAAAGAACAAAAAATAAATTATATAAAAGAATTACGAAAAAAATATGTTTATAATAACTCTATATTATGGGCAAAAGAATCAATGAGAATATTAACAAATAATAAATCTATTCAAGAAAAAATACTTTTGCACTATTTTCCAAAATTAACAGACAATATAAAATACATGAAATCATTTGATAATAATGAAACAGATCAAATAAAATCATATTGTGAAGAAGTTATACAAAACAATAATATTTTTGGTATTGTTATTATTGTTATATCTGAACATCAAATCATACTTATACAAAAAACATTACAAGATGTATATATAATAGATCCAACCTCTATGTTAAATATTAAAAGTATTCATGATATTAGTTTTTTAGAAAAAACTATTTTACCTATTTTTACAAAAAATAAATACAATTATGAATATGTTAAATTAACATATCCTCTACAAGTTTACCACAAAGATTATTATTCAAACACATTGTTAATGATTCTTTTAGTAATATGTTTATATCAATTGTATAGTACTTATACAATTGATATTATTGAAATATCTGATAAATCTAATGATAAACAGAAAATGATTACTGATTTTCATAAAGATATTTTAAATATAACTTCAATTAAAAAACATTTAAAAGATTTATTTTTAGAATTTATAAGTTTACATATAGATTCATTTGAAAATATAAATGATCTTGAATTTGCTTTAACTATTGATCCTGCAGAATTAATAATGAATTATGAATAAATGTATTATATTTAACTAATTATCATATCTAAATTGGTATCCACATTTTGGAAATTTTGTTCTGACATTTCAGCCCATTCCAAATTTTCAATTCTATTATCATTTTTTATATTATTTTTATGGTAAATAGTAGGTTTATTTTTTGGATTAGGTATGAAATGAATACCTATAAGTCTATGCAATTTATAATTTTTAGTTTTTTTATTAATACACAGAGAAATATTTTGATAACCTGAGTCATTTAAATATGGATGCAAATATTTATTAGTTTTTGTGTTTTTTATATTACCTAAATTACTTACTTATTTGGTAATTTTCACTATCTATAATTGGTTTCCAAAATTCTTCACTCATATAATATATTGTTATTTTATATTTAAATAATTTACCGAAAATATTTAATTATTTCTAAATATAAAATATTGAATCGTTCTAGTTTTATCATTTTTTGTCCAATAGTCATTTCCTATAAAGGTATATTTTTGCTGCCGTAAAATGCTTCTTATAATATTTAAATAAGGTCTTTTGCATGTAAAATTTGGTTTAAAAGAAGAAATAGTAGAACATGCAAAATATTTTTGTATTTCTTCTTTTAATTCTAAAATTTTTTGCTGTTTTTCTGTGTCATTATCAAGATCACATAAAAGAAATTTTTTATCTTCTTTTAAATCTAGAATTTTAATAATTTTATTACAGATTTCTTCTCTCTCTATTTGATATTTTTCACTTAATTTTGTTCGCATTATATATAATTAAATGAAAATCTTTAATTTACTTTATTTTACATTTTACATGCCGAATGTAGAAAAATCATTCAAAACAGGTACTGGTAGTTGATTATTATTTATTGCATTATAATTGGGTACTTTTTTGCATTCAAAAGCAGGTTCAGGGCATCGTGCTGGTCTTGGGCACGGAGGACATTTAGCTTCTTTAGCCTTTTCAATAATTTCAGCTACATTTTCTGCAGCAGGGCAAACAGGGCACACGGGCGGAACAACTTGAGACTTCAAAATGTATAAATCTTCTTGTCCAGGTGGAATTTGACTAGCAGGTATTCCAGGAGGCAATGAGCTTGCATAATTTGATCCACTTGTAGTACCAGCAACAGCATTAGCATAAGGTCCTTCAGCATAATAAGCCGTATTTCCAGCAGATCCTGTTACAGCAGTTGCAGTTCCACCATAAGGTCCAGTAGCAGTGGTTGCAGTAGTACCAGTAGCAGTAGTACCAGCAACAGCATTACCAGCAACAGCATTACCATAAGGACCCTCAGCATAGTAAGCAGTATTTCCATAAGGTCCAGTAGCAGTATTCACTTGTCCACCATAAGGTCCATAATATTGTGAAGTATTATAATAGGGTGTAGTAGCAGTAGTACCAGCAACAGCATTACCATAAGGACCCTCAGCATAGTAAGCAGTATTTCCATAAGGTCCAGTAGCAGTTGTTGCTTGACCACCATAAGCACCATCATATGTATTTACCTGATAACCAGTGCTACCATAATATTGACTAGAACTAATATTCTCAGGATTATAATATGTAGTGTTTGGTGTAAATGTATAGTCACCTTGATTTGTTTCAACATGAATTGCTATTTGACCATTTTCTCCTTTTATAACAGAAGCAGTAACACCATTAGGACCATAAAATGTAGTAGCTGTACCATTTGCGCCATAATAATTTGTATAACTTTCAACTGGTGTTGTAGAAGTAGAATGAAATGAATCTGTTTTTTCTTGTTTTTTGGGTTGTAATGTCATAGTATTTCCATTTGGCAAAGTAACATCTAGATTTTGTGTACCATCACTATTTTGCACTACAACAATTTTTGAACCATTAGGACCATATAAGGTAGAACCATTTTGTAATGAAGTCATAGAACCACTAACATGATTATAATTATCTCCTACAATAGGTGCACTTGTAGCAGCACCACTTGTAGCAGCACCACTTGTAGAAGCAGTTATTTTTGAATTTGCATTTGCATTTTGTATTTCATTTATTTTAGTTCCAGTAAATGCTTCAGTACTATAATTACTTCCTAAAAAGGAACATAAAACTAAACCCAATAATAAAATTAAGAAAAGAAATAATGCTTCAGTGTTCATTGTATAATTTATATAGTGAAAAAAGTTTATAAGGATTAAATATATTATATAAAAATTGATTTGTTTTTAATAAATTTTATAAATTACAAATATTATACATTATGAAGAAAATAGACATCATGACTGCTGAAATTATAGATGATTCTGATGAAGAAATTACATTACCTATTTTAACTAAAAAAAAACGAATAACCAAACCCAAAGTAATTTTACAAAAATGTTATAATCAAGAATTAGATATATTCGAAATAGGTGTAGACGAAGTAGGAAGAGGTCCATTATTTGGACGAGTGTACACGGCAGCAGTAATTTTACCTAAAGATGATTCTTTTGATTGTTCTATTGTAAAAGATAGTAAAAAATTTACATCTAAAAAAAAAATATTAGAAGCATCAGAATATATAAAAGCACATGCGCTTGCTTGGTATATATCATTTGAAGACGAAAGTACAATAGATAAAATAAATATTTTACAAGCAACACAACTTTCTATGCATCATTCAATATCGGAAACAATCAAAGAAATAAATAAAAAAAATAAAACAGAATGTAAATATTCTTTACTAATTGATGGTAACTATTTTAAACCATTTAGTTATTTAAATAAAAATAATAAAATAGAGTCGATACCTCATGTTACAATTGAAGGAGGTGATAATAAATATGCATCTATAGCAGCAGCTTCTATTTTAGCAAAGGTAGAACGAGATAAATATATTGAAGAATTATGTAAAGAAAATCCAACGTTAATAGAACATTATGGAATAGATTCTAATAAAGGGTATGGTGCAAAGAGACATATAGAAGGTATAAAAGAACATGGTATAACAATATGGCATCGTAGAAGTTTTGGTATTTGTAAAAATTATCAAACGTAAAAGTAAAATAAATAGACTTTTACCAAAGGCTTATATATTTGGATCCACTTTTTGAAAAGATGTATATATTTGGATAAAATAAAATTGATATAAAAAATATTTTTTTATCAATTCTACAAATACTTAATAATAAAAGGCTTAAAATCTAATTAATTATTTTATTAAATGAAAGTTTTAATATTTGATACAGAAACAACAGGATTACCAGAAACAAAAATAATTAGTCAAGATACATTAAATAAATGGCCGCATATTGTTCAATTTAGTTTTATCATATTTGATACAATTAAAAAAGATATTATTGAAACAAAAGATTGTATAATTAAAATACCAGATGAAATAAATATATCACTAAATTCTACTGCTATTCATGGTATAACAAATGAAATGACTAAAAAAGGAGAAAATATAAATGATGTATTAAAAGAATTCTTTGACAAATTGAGAAAAGTAGATTTATTAGTGGGACATAATATTGATTTTGATATCAATATGATATATATAGAATTATTAAGAATAATTTATTATCAAGAAAATATATCTTCTTATAAATTTGATTTACATTTATTAAAAAATTTTAAAAATATTTATTGTACTATGCAAGAATCTATTGATTTATGTAATATTCAAATGACTAGTAAATTAGGTAAAGAATATAAAAAATACCCAAAATTAAGTGAGTTACATGAAAAATTATTTGGAATAACCCCAAAGAATCTTCATAATTCATTTGTTGATATTTTAATAACATTACGTTGTTTTATGAAATTAAAATATGATACAGATATAGCATTAGAAAGTAATAATTATAAAAATATTGCAATAAAATTAAATATATTTTAAGCTGAACACATTTCACAAATTTCATCCTTTTCTTCAGAAGCGTATTGTTTTAACTCAGGCTCAATTGTAAATTGTTGAGCTTGATGTTTTGCTTTACGTCTTAAATAATATATACCCGTTTTTAATCCTTTTTTCCATGAATAAAAGTGCATAGATGTAATTGTATTATAAGTTGGATCTTCTAACCACAAATTTAAACTTTGACTTTGGCAAATAAATGCGCCACGATCAGCAGCCATATCAATTAAATGTTTCATAGGCATTTCCCAAACAATTTTATATTTGTTTCGTAAATGTTGAGGTAATATATCTAATTGTTGAATAGAACCTTTATTTGCAATAATATTATTTTTTATTTGTTCGTTCCATAAATTTAGTTGAATCAATTCACGAACCAAATATTTATTAACAATTACGAATTCACCTGCTAACGTTTTTCTTGAATATAAATTGCTTGTTAATGGTTCAAAACACTCATTATAACCAAGAATTTGTGACGTAGATGCAGTAGGCATTGGTGCAACAAGTAAAGAATTGCGTAGTCCATATTTAATAATAGATGATTTTAAATTAGACCAATCATAACGCAATGAAGGTTCAATATTCCACATATCATATTGTAAAATACCATTTGATGCAGGTGAACCAAAAAAAGAGCTATAAGTTCCAAGTAAATCAGGATTACTATTTTTATTTTTATAAGGTAATAAATCATAATCATATTGATTAACATATTCTAGTAATTCATTTCTATTTCCTTCCAATAAATTTTGAATTATTCTAGAACGTTCTTTTGCGATTTCATTACTTTTTTCTAAAGATGCATGATAAATAGTTTCAAAAATTAGTTTATTAACTTCCTTTGCTTGTTCTGAATGAAAAGGAATATCCATTAAAATAAATGTATCAGCCAAACCTTGAACACCAATACCAATAGGTCTATGTTTTAAATTACTGGTTCTAGTTTTTTCAGTTGGATAATAATTAATATCAATCACTTTATTCAAATTATTAGTAACCACTTTTGTAACTTCATGCAATTTATCATAATCAAATTGTTTTGTTTCTATATTAACAAAACTAGGGAGACCAATAGAGGCAAGGTTACATACCGCCGTTTCTTTGTCGTCTGAATATTCTAAAATTTCTGTGCATAAATTTGAACTCTTAATGGTGCCAAGATTTTTTTGATTTGATTTATAATTACAAGCATCCTTATATAAAATATAAGGTGTTCCAGTTTCCATTTGTGAATCTAAAATTTTAAACCACAATTCCCGTGCATTAACAACTTTTCTACCAAGACCTTGTTTCTCATAATTTTCATATAATTGTACAAATTCGGATCCATAAACATCGGATAAACCGGGACACTCATGAGGACACATTAACGTCCATTTACCATTTTCTTTAACACGTTCCATAAAAAGGTCTGGTGTCCAAAGAGCATAAAATAAATCGCGTGCCTTCAATTCTTCATCGCCGTGATTTTTACGCAATTCTAAGAAATCTTCTATATCTGCATGCCATGGTTCCAAATACATTGCAAAAGAACCATTACGCTTCCCTCCTTGATCAATATAACGTGCAGTATTATTAAATACACGTAACATAGGTACTAGTCCTGTAGATAATCCGTTAGTTCCTTGAATTAATGTACCTTTTGCACGTATATTATGAATATGAAGACCTATTCCACCAGCCCATTTTGAAATACGAGCACAATCATGTAATGTGTTAAAAATACCATCTAAGCTGTCATCTTCCATAGCAATTAAATAACAACTTGATAATTGAGGGCGTGGTGTTCCTGCATTAAAAAGAGTAGGCGTTGCATGTGTAAAAAATTTTTGTGACATTAAATCATATGTTTCTTTTACAAGTGCAAGACTTTCTGAGGGATTTTGTAAATCGCCATGAATACCTATAGCAACACGCATCCACATATGTTGAGGTCTCTCAATAACTTTTTTATTGATTTTAAATAAATAAGCTCTTTCTAATGTTTTAAATCCAAAATAATCAATTAAATAATCTCTATTATAATCTATCATATTTTCTATTGCATCACCATGTTTTACGATAAAATCCCATAAATTTTGTGAAATGAGGGTTTTATTTTCGCCTTTAAAATTTTTAAATTCATATAATTGTTTCATAGTTTTTAAAAAAGAGGCATCTGTATTTTTTTGATGATTAGATACAATTATTCGACCTGCCAAAATACCATAATCTGGATGATTTGTTGACATAGAAGCACATTGTTCAGCAGTAAGTTCATCAATTTTTTCAGTAGGAATTTTGTCATATAATTGATCTATCACTTTCATAACTAATGAAGAATAATTTATATGAATATTTGCCTCTAAACCCAATTTTTTGACACGCTCTAAAATTTTATCAAAAGCAACTTCCTGTAAATCTCCGTTACGTTTTGTTACATTCATTTCATTTAAACTTTCCATAGTATATAATTATACTATTCTATTTTTAAATCTTTTTACATTTTTTATATTTCCAATTTTAGGAAAGACAAATAAGGAAAATAATATATAAAACAAAAATAACCTTTCAATAGGTATATTTTTTTAAAAAGTATATATATATATGAAATCGTATTTATTTTTATTTAGTATTATAGTATTGGCTTTAAGTATTCCAACTATATTTAATGTAAAATATCCATTACAAATGCTGGAAGGTTTTTCAAATTATAAATTATCTGGTGCTCAAGGTTGTTATCCAGATTCTCAAACAAAAGTATTGGTTCAAGATACTTACCCAGCTATAGGAAAAGATGAATTATCAAATGATTCTGCACAAGATATATGGACAAAATATCCAGTATTTGAATTAGGATCTTATGACCAAATAACAAATAATATTCGTTATCCGCGAAATCCTGATGAGGGAACATGCATGCCAGCTGCAATGTGTGGAGCTTTATATCATGATAAAATAATTGGTAGTAATTATGTTGAGCCGCTTCCTCCAGTTAAAAAATGTGATGATTGTACCAGAATAGGTTATTTTAATACAGATAGTGAATCATTTTTTTAAAATAAATTATATTATAAAATAAATAAAAATAAATATTTATATTATGAATAAATATTTCAAATATATTAATAACAACATTAATAATTTGAATAAATTTTTGTTTAAAAAAATATATATACTTAATTTTTTAATATTTATAATTTTATTTTTATTAATAACATACATTATAATATCATTTTATAAAAATTTAACAAAAAATAAAATAAAGGTAGGTATATTATTTACAACATCAAAAGGTGCTATGGCAAAAAATGAAAAAAGATTATATGATATAGTAAACGAAACAATTGATTTATATAATAATTTACAAAATAAAATATATTTAGAAAAATATTCTTATAATCCTGAAAGTAGTACAGAAAAATATGTTGAAGGAGCAGAAGAATTATTAAAAAAAGATGTGGCTTTAGTATTTGGATGTTGGAGATCTGTAGATAGAAAAGCAATTTTACCTATTTTTGAGAAATATGATAATATACTTAATTATTCTGTACAATATGAAGGATTAGAATGTTGTAAAAATATATTATATTATGGTGCTTGTCCAAACCAACAAATTAATATAGGTATAGAATATGGCATTAAAAATATTTCTTCAAAAATAGTTTTAATTGGTTCAGATTATATATTTCCAAGAACAGCAAATAATATAATGAAAGAATACATAAAAAAATATAATGCTTCTTTATTAGATGAAATATATGTTAACATGGATGAAACCAAATTTGATAATATAATTGAAAAAATAATATCAAAATATAAAAATGAACCTGTACTAATAATGAATACTATTAATGGTGAATCAAATATTCATTTTTTCAAAGCACTTTATGAAAAATTTAAAAGTAATAAAGAAAATAAAATGAAAATATGTTCAAATTACTTTCCAGTTGTTTCATTTTCAGTAACAGAATGCGATTGTTTTGAATTATTCAATATTGAATATATTTATGGTCATTATTTTGTTTGGAATTATTCACAATTAGATAAATCTTATGATAAATTTTTAGAAGAAGAATATAATTTTAATCCAATATTAGAAAATAAAATTATTAAAAATATTATTAAAAATAAAAAAGAAATCATTGATGACCCAATGTATCATGCTTTTTTATCTGTATTGTTTTTTATACATTTTTTAGAAAGTTATAATGGAAATTATACTTCAAAAAATATTAGAAATAATTATTTTGACTTTGTTAATAAAAATATTAACATATTAACCCCTAATGGTTATTTACATCTGAATGATAATAATCATTTAGAACAACCATGTTATATATTAAAAATAAATAAAGATAAACGTTTTGAATCAGTATACAAAACTCCTATTGAAATACATCCAAATCCATGGTATAATAAATTTTCAAAAGTACATTATGAATGTAATAATTATGATTCTTTTTTAGGTGATAAGTATATTTCATACACCACATTAAATTATTAAAATTATTTTTAATAAAAAATAATAATTTTATATTTATACTTTTGGAATAGATACATTTTCAACTTCTAATTCTGAATATTTAATTAGATCTAAATCATTTAATTTTTTAATAAATTTAGAATCATATTTATTTTTATTAAATGATAATACTTTTATTAATTTTTTAGATTTTGTATAAGATGAAATTCTGTTTAAAACATAGATATCTTGATAAATATTTTCATCCACAATATATATATTTTCCATATTTTGAATAATTTTAAGAATTATTATATATTCTAGAGGTGAAATATTATTACTATCTTTATCTTTATCTTTATTCACTTTATTATCTATATTTTCTATACTTTCTCTATAATCTATATTTTGTTTATTATCTTTATTTTTAGGGAAAAAGTTGTCTCCATAAAATTCATAATATAATTCATGTAATTCTTTTGGATGAGAAATAAAATAATTATCTATTTTATCAAATGAACCACTAATGAATTCAATATAATTTTTTACAGCTTCCTTATTTTCATTTTCTACTTTTGCTTTTTCACTACTTACATAATTAATAATACCTACTACTAATGTTGAACTTGATAAAATTGAAATAATCCCGCTAATAATAATCCTATTATCTTTCATAATAATATATAAATAAATCAAAATAGAAATTATAATAAAATACATTGAAATAACAAAATTAAAATTTATTTCTATCATAGTATATATAATATACATTAAAATAATATTTTTGTTTATTTATTTTTTAATATAGATAAATATGTAAATAAATTAGGTTCTTTTGTTATAGATGGTTGCAATGAGTGTTGTTTTTTAGATGAAGAATTTTTAGGTGCACGATGTTGATAACCAGAACACCTTTCTTCTTCAATAGTTTTCCATATTTTTTCTAATTGTCCAATATTATTTTTAAACCAATCACGATTTCGTAATACTAATATACAACTAAGTTGTTCTAATTTCCAATAAATATATTTTGTAAATGAATATTGATATGGTTGTGATTCATATAAATTAATTGTTTCTTCTTCCCATTGCGAAATTTCCTCAGCATTTTTTAAATGAAGTGGTTTATACATATAAATAGGCATTCCGTCTCTTGTATAAAATTGAATAATAATTCCTTTCTCAAAATTACTATCTTTATCAGATTCATAACTTATTCTATCTTTATATTCAACAAATTTCGTCTCTAAAAAATCACATTCATCCAAATCACATACTTCCATTTGAAGTTGCATTTGTACCCAATATTCTTTTTTTGGTATACCCGTAATATCTCTACTAACAGGATTTTTTATTTCTATCATACGTCCGAATCGTTCTGACGTTTTATCTACATTAATACCATCAGGAGATGCTCCTAAAAATTTATATATTGGATGTTGAATACAACCAAAATCTTCTATTTTTGCATTATATATTTTTTCATAAAACATTACAGACAAAGGTTCATATTTTTGACCATGATGCATAGGTGTATTCGTATTTATATTATGAATTACTTTAATATCCAAGTCTTTTGCTTCCTCAATTTTGATTGGTTGACATTTTTCATAAATAAGTTGGTTTATTGTAGCCTGTGATTCAAAAGCTTTCCATGCATTACTAGCAGTAATTAAGTTTGATCTAAATTGATACCATTCAGGTGTTCTCTGTGTTGGCTGTGGTATATTTCGCAACTTCTGAATTTTTATTTCCAATTTATTTATTTCTTCATCGTCTAATTCAATTATTTTATATTCATTTGTATTTATAGATCTATCTGGATAAAAACAATTTATAAAAATTTTTAATGCATCTTCTAATAAATCATCCATGTCATCTTCCAAAAAATCAGATTCTTGTATTTGTTGTTCCATTTGCACATAAAAAATATCTTTGATTTCTTCAAGTAAAATTTCATCAAAATCAGGTTCTGAAACAATATGAGGATATTCTATTATATATTCATCCATTAATTGTATTGCAGTTTCAACAATTTCTACAGCATATTCATCAGAAAAAAGTGTTGGTTCATCTTCAAAAACTAATGTATCGATAACATTTATTAATTCTTCCAGGTCATGTAAATAAATATGTTGCATATAAACTTATATATATAACTTTATATACTTTTAAACCTTTTAAACATTTGAACTATATATTATTTAATTTTCATCATCAGATTCAGAATCAGGATCATTTTTTTTGCTTTCAATAATTTTATTTTTATATGTGCCATGTCCTTTTCTAGGTGCCAAGGATTTTAATGTAGACACACGTTTGTCAATATTTTTTAATGTAAAATGTTTAGTAGCCTTTGTATATAATAATGCTGGTATTTCTTTGATTAAACCTGTATCTTTATCGTAAATAACATCTTTAACTTTAGATAATTTTTTTTTATCAAGACTATCCTTTAAAAAAGATGTTAATAATTTAACTTCTTCTTCATTTAAATTTTTATTTATTTTATATATTTCTATAAAATCAAGTATTTTCTTGTATTTAATAGTTTTATTTAATTTACACCAAGGTTCATTAATATTATTATTTTTTTCTTTTTCAAGAAATTTATCTAAATTAGAAAGATCATTTGCAGCTTTTGTTTCTTGTAAAGGAACACCATTTAGTAACATTGTTTTATATTTAATATTTTTGAGTTCTTGACATTCTTCGACAATATTATTTTTATCATTGTCAATAGTATTTTCTGAATTATAAGTAGTTTCCATTTATATAACTATATAAAGATGAGTTTAACTCAGTTTTACAAAATATTTATTTATTGCAGAATGTTTATATCATTTATTTATTAAGTATATAATATGGATATTGAAGATTCTAAAAAAATAAATATTATTGGTACAAATAATAAATATCAAATAAATAAATTATTAAATAAAAATAATTTATTAAAAGAACAAAAAAAGAGAGAAGTTACAAAAAAATGGTCTTTTCCAGATAAATATTTTGAATATGAAAATCAGATAAAATTAATTAGTGACATATATAATGAAAAAAAACAATTAATAGAAAAAGATAATGATGAAACGTCAAATGTAATAAAAATAATCATTCAAGAAATAAATAAAAAAATATCTGGATATAAACAACAAGATATTATTAAAAAAAAATTAAATACAGAAAAATTTATTACATTTGAATCAATAATTGAAAAAATAATAGAATGTCAATTAAAATGTAGATATTGTAATGAAAATATGAATATTTTATATGATTTAAAGAGAGAAACAAAACAATGGTCTGTAGATAGAATTGATAATGATGTAGGTCATAATTATGATAATTTTCATTTAGCTTGTTTAGATTGTAATTTAAAACGTAGAAGAAGAACAGATGAAAAATTTTTATTTACAAAACAATTAAATATTATAAAACAAAATAATTTCAGTTAAAATATAATAAAATTTGGAGATTAATCATCTTCTTTTCTCTCTTTAAAATAATTAAAAATATCTTCCTTAAATTCTTTACTAAAATTTTCATTTGTAATTAAAACTCCTTTAGAATCATGTATAATATGGTAAAAAGGTGAATATTGATGTTGAATTAATATTTTCCATCTTTCTTTATATTGTCTATTTATTTTACTTCCATGAAAATAATGACGAATAATACCTGGAACATAACCTAATCGTAAATGTTTTATTTTTGCTTGGTATTCTAAAATACTTTTTTTATATTCTTCATGATAGTTATAATTAAGTATATTTTCTACTTTGTTTATTAGAGAAAGGGCAATAATATTATCACCTGAACCCAAAATACCAAATTCATATAGACCATTCATTTTTTCATAAGCTTTTCTTGTAATTGCCCAAGCATAACCAGGATGCCAATAATCTTTTCCTTTTTTAGCATATTTTTTTTGTTTAGCAAAACAAAAACCAAAACCATTAAAAATATTGATAGTATTTTTATTTCTATCCATGTCTACTGCATGACTAAATAATTGTACAACATCTTTACATCCATTTAATATTTTTAATGTATCTAATGCCCATGAACTATTTTCAAATTCAATATCTGCATCAATCCAAGCGAATGCTTTATAATCTTTAGGTAATAAATATTTTACACCTAGATTAATCATATTTTCTTTATGCCAAATTGGAGTGCTACTATTCAATTGTAAATGATTTTTGTTATTATTCTTTGTAATAATAAAATTTTGATTAGGATATATCATCTCAACTATAAATAAATTTACATGTTCTTCTTCTTCCATTCTTTTTATAAACTCTTTACATAAAATATATCTTCTCTTATACAGACAAGGGTTAGAAATAACAATAATAACATTTAACTTATCTTCAATAACATTATTATTATTTATAGCATATTTAATATCATTTATTTTATAATCAATATCATCAATTTCTATACCATTTATAATAGTCATTTTATTTATAATATGTAATTATATTTATTTTAATTATTTAACGAAAAATTAATAAATAAATACAAAATAAATTTGTTTTATATTTTAATTTATTATAATCGAATAATTACATGGAATGGAAATGGACAAATGGAAAACCTTATGAAAGGTCTAGAAGAATGAAACATGTTCAAGAAATAGAAAATAAAGAATTTAGTAAACAATTAGAAAATTCCGCATATACTTCATCTTTGCATCATGATGAAAATACTTGGAATATTTTAAATAATAATTTAAGTGAGCTTGGTTTTAAAGCATCCAATAAAAGAGAAGAAATGGATCTAAAGATTGCAGACAGAGATTTAACTCAACAAATTGGTTTTAATCCATTTTTAGGAGAGAATAGTTATATTGATGATATTTCTATTCGCGACCAATATTTAAAACCAATTAATACAACACAAGGTGAAATGAGATGAACTTCATAAATAAATTTATGCTAAAGATCTAACACACATATTATAAAATAGTCTATTTACAAAATATAGAATGAAAATATTGATTATCATCAATAAGCCAGTAACAATATTTCCTCTAGTGATATTTTTATAGTTTTTAATTAAAAAGAAAATTTCAGATAATAGTGTAAGAACAAGAACTATAAAAAACACAATAGTTAAGAATAAAAAATACATACAGGATTGCTTATCTAAAGGACCATATATAGAAGAAAAATCCATTTTATAATATATATTTATATTTTTTTATAATATATAAAAAAATATTTAAAATATTATTTGATAATGAAAAGGCTTAAATATTTTTTTTACATTTTAACATAATGAATAATTCAAGTTATACAACGCAAAATCAATTATTACTAAATAATTTAATGGATTTTTATAAAAATGATCAATATCTTAGTAGAATGTTAAAAATTATTACAGGAGAATCAAAAATATCATTACGTATTGTGGATTGGTTTGCTACGAATTATGCAAAAAAATATTATACCTTGTATACAACAAATGATCCAAACGGAAAGACAATTCGGTTCAAAGTTTATTTTGATTATAAACTCAAATTGAAAGCATACAGCAAACGACGTT